TTCTTCTTCTTAAATTTTAATGCTCAGAAGAGTTTTATTATACTCTGCCCTACTTTCCTATATACATCTTCAGATTTGGCAAACTTTCTCCTACACACTTTCTTTTCTTTAGTAAAGCTTTGACTCAAAGTATAACCGATTAGAGTTTTGTTCAGGATGTCTGAGAGTTCTTGGTCTTCATAACCGAGTTCACTCACACTACCCAAAAGACTTAACAAACAGTTGGAAGGATTTTGATTATTTTTAAAAAGTTTTACAAGTGTAGAATTCAGTTTACGAAAATGATAATACAATGGGGAATATGGTTTAAATGCAGTATTTTTATTTGTTTTTCAAGGATAAGGTCGACTTTTAGTAACAGTTGAGAGGATATCTTGTAAAGTGTATTCGTCCTTAAAGAAATTACGAAAGGAGCGGAGTCTTAACATATAGTTCATCTTCTCTTTAAATTCGAAACTTGGGTCATTCCATTGAGTAAGAAATAAAGTTAGGGGAGTATTTTCTTTAGGATATCATATGTATTCTTTGACATCCAAATTAAAAAGTAATGGCTTGATTCTGTCGGACACACGAACCTTGGTGACAGCGTAACACGTTAATAATATCAATCCTTCCTCTCTTTTTGAGAGTGGGAGCAAATTTACTAAAGAGTTAAGCTTGACCTCAGCAAGTGCGTATCTCATCTTCAAGTCTTTTAATAATTGTAGAAGGAATCCTGGATACAAGCGTGATTTATCAATCAGCATCCAAGGTAAAGGAGTTATCAGCCTGGCTCGTGATATGAGTGTCTTTGCGAATTCAGCAGAAGATTTCCCTACGATTGATTTATGTTTCGAAATTATCATTCCAAGACGATTAATAACTTTTTCATATGTAAGTCCCACAGCGTCATCAAATATGACTATATCATCACCGAGCATAACGTAATTGCGGTAAGGTAAATTAAAGCCTGCCTCAAAAGCTGAAGCTTGTACAATACAGTGATGGGTATATGCTAGAGCTCCGGGAAAACATGAGAGTAGCCCCATGGGAATACCTGTACCATATCGTGCAACTTTCTCGACGGTGGTTTTGGATCACTTTGCTTTTTCTTTATCTCAATTCTTTACAATTTGCTTATAGGAAAACTCTCTATCCGTCATTAGCGATATTCATCTAGAACATGTCTCAGCACCAAGTAAAGGCGTACACACAACCTCAACTAATTTACTAGGCAAAGTATCTGTTGCATTTTTAAGATCGAAAGAATACATAATTCCACCTCTTTTCGCCTTCTCGAGCACTTTTTTGCGTCCGAGATCTTGATCATGAGTGAAATCACATGGGTTCTCTCTATTTTGAGATGCGAAGAAACGATGTATAGGTTTTAGACAAGATTGAGTATACAAATCTACAAGGGCGACACAACGGGTTTTTCCCGCTTTATCTTGGAGGAACATCAATCGGGAATGATAGGCGGAATTATCTTTAGCGAAATCTTCACAATTTTGACCAACTTTTGCGATACCCTCGAGATGGTTATCAAATTCAAATTTATACAACTGTGCGAAATATTTTAGATTATTTCTTATAACCGTGCTGTGGTCTGACGTTAGAGCGATAGAATCTCTCCATCAGGTTTGTCAACTGGGTGAACCGTTTGGACCTCCACTCGGAGAGTCAAACCAAAAATCCTCGACTTCAACTGCTGGAGGAGTAAATCTCTTATAACCAAGGGCTTTATCAGTAATGTGTTTTGGAAATCAATTTAAATCGCCTTTTCATATATTTGTGATTGATGATACATCATAATTAACAGGGGCCTTCTCAACTTCATAGTCTTTAAGTAGTGATAAGAAGCAACGGATATATCTAACTTTCAAATCTGGTGATCCCTTTATAGATAATAGTTTGGACAAACCGAAAGTTCTTGGTAAATTGCGTTCATTGAGGTGATAGCGAATAGTTTTGTTATACTCCATTTTTGTACTAGAATGAGTAAGAGAAATAACGTAAGAGTTAAACAAATCCTTCCGCCAAGAGAGTCATCGATTCTGGCCTCAGGCTTTCTTTATGATGTCACTTTTCAGTTTGAAGGGTCAATAGCACTTGTGGACTTTTGTGTATGGAAGATCGAATAGATTGGTGGTTGCGAGCAAGAATCAATTTGTTTCAGAGAAGTCAAACCTCTGCTTTGAGTTCAATCATATATTATACTCATGATTGTTCCGCGGTTTTGGATTAACCTGTACTGAGAAATCAACCTTTTTATATATATCTTTCTTATGAAAGGGTAAATCTTTGTAATGGGTGATTCTGTCACCGTGACGAACCCGGTGCTTAACTAATTTATCGATGTTGGTTAACATGTTTCGTTTCTAGTAATTCCTGACCTTTTGTTAAAGGCCTTGCCCGAGATATAGCCTCCCGAGGTCCTAAGGCAGTGA